ATTAAACCTTGTTCTTCTCCATTTTTAGAACGTATGTCTAATTGAGGGTGTTTAGATTCAAACTCTGATTTATGTACAAAAGAACCATTCCATTCTTTAACCATTTCAAGATATGGAAACTCCATTCCTGATCTGTCTGATATTGCTTTTGCGTATTTTCCTCTTGCCATTATGTTCCTGGGTAATAAATTTTTGGTGTTATGTTAAAACTAGTAGAAGAACCATCTTCTGATAGAGCTCTAGCAAATTCATCTTCATACAAAGCTTTCATTTGTTGAACTAGTTGTGGGTTAAATTTTTGTGCTAGGTAAAAAGCTAAACCAGATACCATACAAGGTACAAATCTAAATGGTACATCTGTTGCATCTGTGTAAGTTCCATCTACGTCTTGTATTCGTTTAAGATAATTAAAATGTAACTCTTTAGCTGCGTTAGATGCATCTGCTGTTGGATAAACTGTAATTGTAGTTTTATCTATAAATCTTTGAACAAAATATTGTGAAGGTGTTCCTTTAGATAATTTATTTGAAAGTGATGAATAAGTTGATCTGTCTATTTTTGTTAAAGCAGAATCTGCTTGGTCTGTTGCAGTTCTATCACTTCTTAAAGTTGCTTCAAGAACATCTGCTACACCAAAAGTATTAACAGGAACAGTTGTTGCACTTGTACCATCGCCACTTGATCTAAAAAAAACATACTCGGCTTGACCTTCAATTAAATTAATATTAGCATCCGCTACTTCCCAGTAGTGCAAACCTCTATTACCCCATTCTTGAAACATTATATTTAAAGAACGTCTTGCTGTTTTTAATTGATATCCAGAAGTTACTTGTGAACCTATACGTTCGTAAGCCTCTGCAATAATTTCGTCTACTGCAAAAGTTTTGTCAAAAGTAACTGTGCCTGAAGTTGTATTGGCCATCAGTTAATCCTAACTATATAATTTTTTAAACTCTGCTACTACTGTATACATGTTGCCAGAATCTGCGGCACCTGGAACTACAAAGTTAACATCGCTCTCGTTAGTGTTATTAGATTTATCTGCTGGTATTCCACCAAATTCTCTAAAGTCCCAATAACCTGATCCTGTTAAACCTATAATAGGTATATCGCCATCATCATCTTCTTCATCTAAACGTGCAAATGAATCTCCACCATCTCCACCTTGCGATGAAAACCATACTCTTAATAAAGATAAATGTAATACTGGGCTTCCGTCTGCGTTTGCGTTTAATGCCGAAACATCACCAAATACAGTTGTTGCACCTGTTCCATCTGATTGATTTACTATTTTAATAACTACTCTTTTGTCGTTTTCTTGTAGGATTGTTGGTCCTGTTACTACGTCTGCCATGTGTTTCCCTCCTTAATTAAGAAACTGTGGGGCCGAAGCCCCACATTAATTATTTATTACTTAAGATTTATTGAACCAACATTCGCTGCAAGTCCATCAATGATGTCGTGTGCAAGGAAAGCTAGTGCTGCTGTAGATGAAAGACAAGTCACTTTAAAACTTGAACCTACAACTGCGTTTGCATCAAAACCTATAGAATCATTTGCATCTGAAATTCCTACGTTGTCACCATCACCTTTTGGTACACAACCTATAATTTTTTCAGATCCATTAGTAATAATGTCTACATCATTACCTGCTGTACCTAACATTACAAAATGAAAAGTAGACCCTACACAATCAGCTGCTGCTGGAAGTGATAAACTTGCTGCACCATTCATTGCAGGAAAGGTTACAATAGATCCTGATTGTGCTGCTGTTAGCACTGTACCAGAAGTATATCCTGTTACGATTGTTACTATTGGAACAACAAAAGTAGTTGTTCCTGTGATTCTAGATGTACCAGTACCTGAAATGTTACCGCTTGCATCTATATCAAAGTTAGTTGTTATTGCACCTGTTGCTGCAGTTTTAGTAATTTGTTCAAAACCACCTTCTGCTCTTACTGGGCCGTTAAATGTTGTATTAGCCATGTTAATATTCCTCCTAGAATATGTAAATGTAGTCCCTAGGGTTGTCGACTATACGCGTCTACATTTAAATTTATTTTTTATATAGTGTGTAATTTATATTATATTTTTTAGTAGAGTGCAAGAGACCCCGTAATAAAAGTGCGATTTCAGCGATGTAGCTTTGTGTCTTAAGTAGCTACAGAAACTTGTGGAGCAACACCTTCTGCAGTGTTTTGTCTGTGAGCAATTTCAGCTTCTTCCAGCTTGATCTTAGTGATGACTTCTTTAACTTTGTCATCAATTCTGACCATTTCAAGAGTATATCTATCTTCATTAATATGCTCCTGTTGCCACTTCAACTCCAAGGACCTTTTTTGTTTGTATAGGTCTTGTATCATTTATAACCTCTTCATAAGTTATACGTTTTATCTCGTTATTATAGTTGTTTCCGAGATATTCCCATTTTATACTTTTTTCTCCCAATTTGTCAAGTATTGATTCTTCGACAGAAATAGCATTATCATCGGCTAAAATATTAAATTTAGCGTAGTGATCGTATGCCCATATATTTATTGTGAATTTTTTCATTGGTTTTTCTTTCTAAATTTCAATTGTGGCGGAACAATGTCCCGCCACAAAAATATTATGATTATGCTCCCGGTGATCCGAAAATACCTCTCCAGTCAGAGAACCCAAATGAGTATCTCTCTCTAGCTTTGTATCTTACGTTACCAGTTGTAAAGTCGCCTTCCATAGATGTTTTCATAGGTGATCTAACAAAATGTTTTAACCCATTAGGCACATCTGTTTTGATGAAAAACGCATTAGTATCAGTTAAGTAATGATTTATTACATAACCTTGAGGGATCATTCCCATATTACTTAGTGCATTGATATCATTATCAGCTGTTCCAACTCTATTGGCAGTTTTCATTAATCTCTCAGCTGTAAATTGAAGCGCAGAAGGAACAATCATTTTCATTCCTTTAGCCGCAATTTTTAGACCTCTTTCGTCAACCATTGCAGCGATGTCTATTAAAGACTGCTCCAATGATGTTTCGTTAAGATCCGCTGGAGTAGTTAACTCATTCTGATCAGTTCCAGAAACGATAGGGTGATCTGTAGCACAAAGTGCTTTTCCATCTCCACCGTTTTCAGTTCCGAAAGCGTTGTTTAACACATTAGCTGCTTTCACTTGTTTAGTGTTAGCCATTGATCTCGCTAAAGCTTTTGTATATCTAGACGCTAGTCTGTCATACAGGTTATCCTCAATCGCTTCTTCAGTGATTGCGAACGCTAAAGCAAGCGTTTCATGTGTGTAACGAGCTGAGAAAGTTTCTTGTGCATTGTCAAATGAAACTGAAGTTCCTTCAGCTTTAGTTGGTGCATTTGCGAAACCGGATAACATTACTTCTTCTTCAAAAGCTCTGTCACTATTTTCTGTATCGAAAATTTCCGTGTGCTCGTTAGCATAGTTGTTGTATTCCAAGCCGAATAGTGCATTCAAACCTGGCTCTAGTTCTTTAACTAGTTGTCCTCTTGATATAGCCATATTTTATTCTCCTATCCTGCTATTATACGCCAGTTGCGGTCATATAGAAATGTTCTGCAATGATCACTTTAAAGTTACAATTAGCTGATGATAAATCGCTATTGTCTGGATCGTCAGAAACTCCGATAATTCGCAAGTTGGCTGTTGTTGTTGATTGAGTATCCGTAATTTCAGTTTTAGAAACGAAATGCGGTGTTACACCTGCGCCAACTGCAATATCAGCGTTTGTGAAAACGTCGAGTTGTTGAGTTGCGCCTGATGCATCCGATTGTATTTCATAAACTTGATGCGGATCGTCAGTAATAAACGCTTTGATATCAGTAGCTGCGTTTGATGCAACTAAGTGATTAGCAAAGGTTGGTTTACTTGTTGAAGCGTCAGTGAAAAACACACCCTGACAAGAGCCTAAAAGGACTCCATTGCTAGAAGCTGCACCTATACCAACAGTTCCTGCTGCTAAAGCGATCATAAGATCGTTTTGCGCAAAAGCTGATGCACATGCTGCTACTTCATATTCAGTGGCTGCGTTATTGTCTGCTGACGATCCAATTTTGCCTAGGGGTTTTAATCCAAAGGCTGCGTCTTGGTTTGCCATATTATTTTCTCCATTTGTTTACCAAAGGTAAACGGTTAATTTAATTCGTTGGCAAAAATTACTAAAAAATTAATTAGTCTTTTTTTGTACCACCGAAGGTTACACGGGATTGTCTATCAATATCGATAGGCATTCCTGGGTGCTGCTCCTTCATAAGGTCGTTATTGATCGCTTCGTCTTTTTCTTTTGTAAGTCTATCGAAATATTCCTTACGCGATTTAACTAACTCTAAAGATATCCTAGCCAGCAATAGGCCGCCAACTCCGATCACTCCCTTGTATTTTCCGTCACTAACCGATGGATAGTCTGTTTCAGGGTATTGGTCAGCTCTCACTAATTCATAACCTGATCTTAACATAGCTGACATGTTTTTTGTATCGTCAAAACCCATTGATTCAGCTCTTATCCATCTATGATGAAACCCATCTGGTGCAGGGGGTGCGTCTAAAGATGATGGTGGAGTCCAAACTTGTTTTTTAGTTTCTTTAACTCTAGTCTGACTCGCACGGGAAGTTTTTATTATAGTATCTGTACTCATATGCTTATGCCTCCTTCGTGATTTTTAATTGTTTCGCATACTCTTCTAATGGCACACCTAATTTTTTAGCAATTGCTACCTGTGA